GAGCTATAGTGTTTGTTATACTATAGCTCTCAAAATTTAAAGTACTAAATCCTTGAGGCCCCAGAGGCCATTTTAGGCAATAAAATCACCATACATGGCCCCTCAAATCACAGAAAAGCAAAAAGTACACTCTGGCAATAGTTTTTGAGATACGTATATGAGCCTTTTTGACACGTAGCTATTTTAGTAACGCCTATATATAATATACTAATATGGGTGGGATTTAGATACGTATGTATTTTAGCTTCACACGTGTAATTGAAAAGTGTTCTGTTTGGCTAGTTTGTGTAATCTAGGATTTAGGTTGTGATTTTGTGTACCTAGACTCGGATTTTAATTGCCAAGAGGCTAGGATTTATATTAAAATTGTGTACCTAGAGGGGCCATTTTAGGCTCGGATTTTATAAAACTGGGTACACAATTTATACCATAAATGGCCTCGGATTTAATAAATTTCTAGGCAATCAAGGGGCCAATTTTAATTGCCATCCTAGTAATATTGTTGTTAATTGCATAAGTATTTATATTATGGTTATTTTAGATAATTCTAGGACATTAGGGGCCTTCGAAAGGCAATCGGGGATATTGCATATTTAATTTATTATTCTTAAATTTGCAGTAGATAAATAAAGTATTAATCATTTAAAATTTTAAAGTTATGTTTACTATTCAATCAAATTCAATCCAAACTATTAAAGAGAATATTATGACCTACTTTAACGGTACCCTCCAAGAATTTACCTACTTACATGAACAAGTAACCGAAATCTCTAACCCGGATGAATCTTACTTAGGTACTTTTAACTTATTCTTCAAAGAACCTGTTACATCAAACGATGAACAAACCTATTTCGAAGAATCCGATGCTTTTGAACAATACGTGATAGAATTCATTAATTCTCATTGGGATGAACATCACCCATTAAAAGAACTTAACCCTAATCATCATTACATGTCAAACTCATATGGAGATACTATCCAGGTACATTTCAATGATGAATCCCTTTTCATTATCATTACTATGACAGGACAATATTAACAAA